GCAAGATGGCGCTAATGGCATTGACGGCAAAAATGGTGTTGATGGTCTGTCTATTAAAGGCGATAAGGGCGATAAGCCGAATCACGAATGGAAAGGCACTAAGTTAAGATTTGAATTGCCTAGTGGTGAATGGGGCAATGCAGTTGATCTGGCTGGTAAAGATGGCATAGGTCGATTCATGGGTGGATCTACTGGGGTGCAAGCACTTACATCTACTGGCAATACAGTCGAAATAACAAATAATGGCACTACATTTAATTTAGAAGTTTCACCATCTAGCGGTGGTATTACTGAAATAACTTCAGATGACGGCAGTATAGTCGTAACCCAGACTGGAACTGTTGCAAATATTCAAGTATCAGAGGCATCCCCAGCATCTACCTTATTAGCCCAAGTGCGTAACGAATCTGGCTCTGTAATGACAAAAGGTACAGTTGTCTATATTAGTGGGGCGGCAGGTAATAAAGCAGTTGTATCAAGAGCAATAGCCACTGGTGATCCCACAAGCGCACAAACTATGGGTATTATCACTGCTAATATTTCAAACAATCAAAATGGCTATGCTACTGTATTTGGTCAGTTAGTCGGATTAAATACATCTGCATTTGCAGAGGGCGCACAGTTATATCTAAGCAGTACGGTTGCAGGTGGTTATACAGATGTTAAACAATATGCGCCAAATCACTTAGTTTATGTAGCCATTGTTACTCGTAGCCATCAAAATCAAGGTGCTATCGAAGTTAGAATACAGAATGGCTATGAGATGGATGAGTTACATGATGTATCTGCTCGATCCCCAGCAAACAATGATCTACTAAAATTCAATAGTTCAACTAACTTATGGGAAAAGTATCAAGGGGCTAGTGGTAGCTTTACCACTGTTGATTTAAAAACAATTACCGTAGTCGGTGGCTTAATCACAAGTATTGCATAATGAATGTAAACGAAAAATTACTGAATAAGGAAATATCTCATGCCATTGATGTGCTTGGGTACAGTAATGCTATAACCAAAAAGATTATTAACATACTTAACAAAGCAGATGCCAGCTTATACAGCAAACTTACTGCCGAATTAAACAAAGTCATACCTAGCCCAGAGAAAATAGGCAGAATCAAAGCATTATTACGCTCTGTAAACGATTTAAATACATCCGCCTATGCCAAGGTATCAGATCAATTAAATTCTGATCTACGCAAATTCACAAAAGCAGAGGTAGAGTACCAGCAGAATCTTATCGGCAGTGTACAGCCTGTTAAGGTGTTGCCCATTTCACCAGAGGCGGCTTATGCCTCTGCTATTGCTACACCATTCCAAGGCAAATTCCTAAGTGAGTTCTTAACTGGCATGGAAACGCAAAAAGCCAACTTAATCAGAGATGCGGTGCGGATCGGTTTCATTGAAAGCCAAACTACTGGCGAGATAGTGAATAAGATTAGAGGCACTAAGGCTCTAAATTACACTGATGGCATTATGAACATCACTAGAGCAAATGCAGAGTCGGTTGTATTGACTGCTATTGCCCATACCGCCAATGTAGCCCAGCAAGCCCTATATGATGCCAATGAGGACATTATCAAAGGCTATCGTTATACTGCAACACTAGATACACGCACTACGGAGTTATGCGCCAGCAGAGATGGCAACTATTACCCACTTGGTGAGCCTAAGCCATCGATCCCTGCCCACTTTAGATGCCGCAGTCGATATGTCGCTGTGATCAAGTCATTCAAGGAATTAGGGCTAGATGTAGATCTGCCAGAAAGCACTAGAGCATCGATGGATGGACAAGTGCCTGCTAAGACTACTTATCAAGAGTGGCTAAAGAATCAATCGGTGGCTAGGCAGAATGAAGTGCTAGGCGTTACTAAAGCGCAACTATTCAGAGATGGCAAACTCACGCTGGACAAGTTTGTTAGCCCTACTGGTCATGTATATACGCTAGAGGAATTAAAACAGCGTAATGCTAAAGCATTTGAAGCGGTGCAGGTTGTACAGGCAATCAGTGAGCCAGTGCAATTGACATGGAAAAAAGATACTCCGCAGGCTAGATTCCATGATGCCAGCTTTGCTGATGCGCCAGATTACATGGTCAATGCCATTGTTAAGTATGACGATCAACTTAAAGGCGTAACTGAAAAAAAAGGTGGGACATATTATAGTAGTAGCAAAACTATCGAAAATCCTGCCCCAGATAGCATTAAAAACCAAGGTACATGGCGGCATGAGTATGGACATTTCCTAGATAATGTTTTATCAGACGGAAAACAAACTTATAGAAGTAGTCAAAAGGATTTTGATGATATTCTTAAAGCTGAAACAGCCGAAATATTGATTAATGCTGGATTTGGGCGTAGAAGTAAATCTCAAATAGAGTTTAATGTTAAGAGGAAAGCAGAGATTGAGGCTTTACAGCAGGAAATGGCTAATATGGATATATTACAGGCTGATAAATTTGTTACTGCTAAAGCTAAAGAGATTGGATTTAATTTAGATAATTTAGATAAGTTTTTTAGGCAGGAAACAACCTATATAGATAGTGATACTACTACTATGTACCGTAAAGCATTGATGCTAGATGCTATTAAGAATAAAGATGTTTCATCATTCATGGTAAGTTTAAATGGTATAGATGATAGGGCTAATTATAGAAAAGGTAATATAGGTAAATTTTCTGATCTAGTAGGTTCTGCAACTAGAAATAAATTATTGGGGTGGGGTACTAATGGTAATGGCGGACACAGCAATGCTTATTACAGGGCTAGATCTGATAGGGCAAATACAGAAGTTTTTGCTAACTTAACTGCTTTATATGGATCACCAAACAAATTTTGGTCAGATGTAGTAGATGTATTTTATCCACAAACGGGTAAACTTTATAAGGGCATATTAAATGATTAACTTTGACTTAATGAGTACAGCCAATGTATCTAAAGAGGATTTGGAATACAGTTTAGCAGTAGAGCAGTATGTTAAGATGTTTGGATATAAACCATTTTTCGTTTGCTTGCCAGAGCCTACCATTGAGCAAATATTAAATGCCGTTAAAACGGGTGTAGAATTGTATATAGAGGAATCATCTCAAACGGAATATGAAATATAAGTTTTATTGGAATCCATTAGCCGTGCTAGTGGGTTTTGTTTCGTGGCAGTGCCACACAGTAATGAGCCAGTGGCTTAAATGACGGCAGTGCCGTAAAGGGGTATGAAATGAAAGTCGAGGAATTAACGCAAGATAAGTTAGATGGTTTATTAAGTAAATTTGAAGCGTTAGAGGAAAGTAATCGTGGTTTGAAGTCTGATCTGGTGAAACTAAAAGTTAAAGCCAAAGGTGCAGACATAGATCCAGAGGATTACGCAAATCTACAAAACCAAGTTGCTGAATTATCTGGCAGATTAGAGAATGATGGTAAATTAAGCAAAAAAGAGTTGGATCGTTTATCTGGACTTGTAAAAGAAAAAGATAGCGCATTAACAACATACTTACTTGATGCAAATTTAACTGATTCTCTGGCTAAATCTAAAGTTAAACCAGAACTCATGGATGCCGCAAAGGCATTGCTTAAAATGCAAGCCACAATCAAAGCTGAAAATGGAAACTACCAAGCTGTGATTGGTGATAAAGCACTAAGCGACTTTGTTAAAGAGTGGGCTACAAGCGAAACAGGTAAGCATTTTGTAGCAGCAGAAAACAATAGTGGTGGTGGTGCAACAGGTGGTAACAACAATACTCAATCCAAGACTATAACTAGGTCTGAATTTGAAGCAAAGTCGCAATATGAAAGAGCAACTTTGGCAAAAGACGGATTTAAAGTAGTCGATTAAACAAAGGAAATAAAATGGCAAACGTATTAACCGATTTAGCTGCTGATCTATATAAAGCAGCCGACGTTGTAGGTCGTGAACTTACAGGCGTAATATCATCATCAACTATTAATGGTAATGGCTCAGAGCGCGTTGCGTTAAATGATGTGGTTCGTTCACATTTCACTCGTTCAGCTACCGCTATTGACAATGCGCCTTCTATGACAATCCCTGAAGGCACTGATCAAACAGTGGACAGCAAAACATTATCAATCACTAAATCTCGCGGTGTGCAAATACCTTGGACTGGTGAGGACATCCGTCATGTAAATAACGGCTCAGGTTTTGAAACAATTTACGGTGATCAAATTCGCCAAGCTATGCGTGCATTAACAAACGAAATCGAAATCGATTTGGCTACTTCTGCTTACTTAGGTGCTTCACGCGCTTTCGGTACTGCTGGCACGACACCATTCGGTTCTAACTTCGATGAAGTTGCTGAATTGCGTAAAATCTTAGTTGATAATGGCGCGCCAATGAATGATGTCACAATGGTATTAAATACTGCTGCTGGCACTAAATTGCGTAACCTTGCTCAATTACAAAAAGCTAACGAAAATGGCACAACTGAATTATTGCGTAATGGTGTGTTATTAGATTTACAAGGCATCATGCTTAAAGAATCTGCTGGCATCCAATTACCTGCTGTTGGTACTGGTGCAAGCTACCTAGTAAACAATGCTGGTGGTTATGCGATTGGCGCAACTGCTATTACTGTTGATGGCGGCACAGGCACAATCTTGGCTGGTGACATCGTTACATTTGCTGGTGATACCAACAAATATGTAGTTGCATCTGCTCTTGCTTCTAACGTGGTTACTTTAGCCGCACCGGGCTTACGCAAAGCTGCTGCTGATAACGCTGCTATCACTGTGACTGCTGCTTCTACTCGCAATGTGGTATTCCACCGCAATGCTTTAGAGTTGGCAATTCGCGCACCTGCAATGCCAAACGGTGGTGATGCTGCTGTGGACGCAATGACAATCCAAGATCCATATTCAGGTCTAGTGTTTGAAGTTCGTGCATACAAAGGCTTCCAAAAAGCCATGTTTAATGTATCTGCGGCTTGGGGTACTAAACTATGGAAACCAGAATTTGCGGCTGTATTGTTAGGCTAGTAATTCAAGTGGGAAATCTCTTAACAGGGGTTT